CTCGGGCAAAGCCGTAGCGGGGTGGTCGGTCGGTCCCGTTGTGGACCTGATCGCCTTTCGCTACGAGCAGAAGTTGACGACGATAGCCGCGGGAACAATTTCCGCGAAGGCGATGGCGAAACTGCTAGGGCTGGATGTGAAGCGCCGCTTTCCCGTGCGCCTCACTTCGGACAACAAGGACATCACCAGGAGGGAACGAACATGACGGAATTAGCGTGCGGATTTAACCAGGCGTGGATCGGTCCATGCAAAAACACCGCCCCATGTGAGAAGCACGCCGATTTGGTGTGTGAGTCCTGCGGGGCCCCAGCAACGCGCAGCTGCGACGAAACTGGGCAGTTTGTGTGTGGGGCGCCCCTATGCGGCGACTGCGAGCACACTATTTTTCCAGAGGGCCACAACGGCGGAATCGGTTTCAACGCGCATCCGTGCCCTGAGGGCATGGAGCGTCACGTACGAAAGACCGAGCAGCAATACACGCCGTGGTACACGCGGGATTTGGAGGAGGCATCCCCATGACCAACCCATCCAACCGCCCACCCGACAAGGACGCCATCCTATGCGCCGAGCTACGCCGCGCACAGCGGGCCGACACTACCACCCGGGGGCGCGCCCTATGGCAGGCCGAACAACTTCGCCTGTGGCGCCTGTCTGGCCCCCCTGCGCTACACGTGGACTACGGGCTGGCCCTGGCGGTCGTGGACGCGGTGATGACCATGGGCTGTTACCTCGAAAACGACGTGGTCGGGATGGCAGTCGCAGACTACGAGGCCGCCCAATGAAGGGAACAATGAACGCATACGACCAAATCAGCACCCTGCGGCTATATAATGAGACGCCCTGCCCCGAGGCCCTGGAGTGGCTCCGAGAGCACCCGGACTGGACGCTGGCGGACGCATGGCAGCACTGTCATCGTGCGGACTGGATGCTCTGGCTGATACAAGCGCTGGACGCCGACGTAGATGAGCACAGCCTCCGCGTGCTGGCCGTCGAGTGGCGCGAGCGGGCATATCGCCTATGGGTCAAGCGCAGCGGATGCAAGCCAGGCCCGCGCAGCGTCGAGGCTGTCCGGGTAGCGTGGCGGTATCTCCGGGGACTGGCGACACTGGAGGAGCTGCAGCGTGCCCAGCGATCCGCCGACGCCTACGCCGCCGCCGCCTACGCCTACGCCGACGCCTGCGCCGCCGCCTACGCCTACGCCGCCGCCGCCTACGCCTACGCCGACGCCTGCGCCGCCGCCTACGCCTACGCCGACGCCTGCGCCGCCGCCTACGCCTACGCCGACGCCGACGCCGCCGCCGACGGCAGACGACAAGCTGACCGGCTCAGGCAGATCTGGACGCCGGGAGGGGGTGTTGAATGACCTGGAAATCCCACATCCGCCAACGCGCACAATGGGCGCTCGACTCAATCGCTACCCGTGGCGAATCCATGGCAATGGCAGACGTTGAATGTCTACGCGATAGTGCCCTCCTCGTCTGTGACGAGTTGCTAACAGCCACCGCCGAACTCGACGCACTGAGAGCCCGGGTGGTTGACGTAGAGACGCAGTTGCATGCCAGGGAGGTGGGGAAGTGATCGCCGCCCTCTACGTCCATCCCGGCGGCGTCTACTACGGGTTAGACGGCGTTGACCCGTGGGGGTTGCCCGAGCGGGATGCACGCGAGTATGCGGGGCCGCATCCGGTGATTGCGCACCCGCCGTGCAAGAGGTGGGGTCGTTACTGGTTTGGTGGTCCATCTGCCAAGGTGCGGCGCAAACTCGGAGACGATGATGGGTGCTTTGCCGCCGCCATAGCCGCCGTGCGCGAATATGGCGGCGTACTTGAACACCCCGAAGCCAGCCATGCGTGGGAGCGGTTTGGACTCAAGAAACCACCGAAGGGCGGCCCGTGGGTGGCAGCTGGGGACTGGATGGGATGGACATGCTGTGTCGAGCAGGGACACTACGGCCACCGAGCCCGTAAGGCGACGTGGTTGTATGTCGTAGGTTGCTGTGATTTGCCGTCATTGATTTGGGGCAAAGCAGAGGGCAAGGAACGGCTAGACGAGGGATTTCACAGCACAGAGGATGCTCGGGCGGCAAGGGCAGCCGGTATCAAACCACGCAGCCGGTTATCGGCACTCGAACGCCTATCAACCCCCGTCCCATTCCGAGACCTACTGATAGAGATAGCCAAAGGATGCACAAAATGAAATCCCGACACGTCAAAAACAACGCCGATAGCGTTATCTGGGTATGCGCTAGGTGTGGTAAGCCCTGGCGCCTCGAATGGGCGGCGGACTATCGGAATGTGATCTGCGTGCCTGTGTGTGGGTGTGCGGGGGCTAAGAGGGTGCGACGATGACACTACCCAAATCAGTGGTTACTCCTGACGAGGTGTTGGGATAATGGGAAAAATGCAACGCAGAAAAGGTGCAGTAAACGAGCGCGATGCAGCGAACTGGATCAAACCGATCTATCCAGACGCCCGCCGCAGTGCAAACCAAGCCGCCGGGGCAATGCAGCCCGATGTCGACGGAACGCCGTTTTGGGTAGAAGTAAAATCAGGCAAATCCATAGGACTCTGGGCAGCACTCCAGCAAGCGATTTACGACCGCAAGGTCGCCAATGATGGGCGCCCGATTCTGCTGTATCTCAAGAGGGACAGGACCGTGCCGGTGGTGGTGATGTTGGCATCAGAATTTATGGACGAGTGTTTGAAGCGATAAGGAGGGAACGATGAAAGACAAACTAACGGCAGTCGTGGCGGAGATGGAGAGTTTTGCAAAAGGAATGCACGTCGGCGGTGATGACCGCCGCGCTCAGTTTATTGACGGCTGGGCCTCCCGCCTATCCGCCATCGCAGCCGAGGGGGCGGGGGTAGCGGAGGTGTGGGTCAAGGTGCCCCGGGCGTGGACAGATAACGACGACGATCTTAGCGTCCATACAGCCCCGCCCCCGTACAATCACAGCACGCACCAGAGGTACAAGGTCCCCGTGAACGGCGCACCCCCACCGCAGGAGCGAGAGTGCAATTTCTGCGGGCGCGATCTGGCAGACGGCCCGGATTGCCCCCACTGTCTTGCCGAGATGCGTGATGCGTGGAAGTCCCGCGCCGAGTCAGCCGAGCAGGAGTTGGAGAGGGTGCGGGAGAGTCTGTCGTCGGTGCTTGGTGCATGCGGGTTAGCGGGCGGAACACAGGCACACCTTGCGAAGATCGCGGTCCAGGAAATCAAGCAACTGCACAACGACTGCTCCGACTGCGACCCCGCCGCTACTGTCCGGGCGCTAGAGGATACGATCGCTCGTCAGATGGCCACCCTAGCAGAGGGCGCGAAGTCGCGGCTAGCCGTCGAGCGGGAATGTGCCGATAAGCTCGCTCGAACCCGCACCGAACGCGACGCCGCTATCGCCCGAGCAGATACCGAGGTCGATGAAGCAGCAGAGGACATCCGGCAATTGGGGGACGAATGTGACGCCGCGATCAAGGCAAAGGACGAGGCGGAGGAAAACTACCAATATATGGTTGACCATGCCGCAGATAACAAACTCAACGGGTATCGGGAATTGGGCGCAAGGGCAGCAACGGCTGAGAACGAATGCGATTCCCTGCGGGATAGGGTCCGGGAGTTGGAGGGGGAAAATACCGACCTCCGCGCTCGCTACCTAGCAGCATGTAAGCGGCACAATGCAGCGCGGTACGGCTGGTCCGACTCCCCTATGGACGCAGAGGTCAGGGCGATGGCCGCTCGATTGGACTCCCCCGAGATGCCGGAATGCAAACCACCACTTGAAAGGGCCCGCCTTGAACCAGCGCAACACGTCAGGGTATCCATCCTGCTGGACTACGTCGGGGTGCTCGAAAAGCGCCTATCAGCCCTCGAAGCCACCGCCGCAGAGGATAGGGCAAGGAGGGATAGGGCGCGGACACTCCAGAAATCACGAGGCACCAACACCGCATCATTTTCGATTATGCCAGTCCTGGAGGCGTTGCTTGGTACCGATTCCCAGGAGGATAGCGATGACTAGACGAGAGCGGATTGAAGCGTTTTACCGGAGTGCACCTCGGTTTGCGTTCAAGAATGAACCATTTGGAACGATCGCAGCCGAACTCCGCGCCCTCTGGAAAATCCATGACGAGTACGCCGAAGCAATCGAGCGACTAGGCGGAACACTACCGCCAGCACTCCGGGACTACGAGGAAGGGAACGATGTTTGACACCCAAAAGGAGTGAACGATGGAGACGACGCGAATTCAGAAAATACTGGACGGCCTGCGAGAGGAAAATGCCGCACTGCATCAGGAGCTCGGGTTGCTGCGGAAGGCAACCACTGCGGTGCTTGCGCAAAAAAACAGGGGTGACATCTTTCTGTGTAGTTGGACGATGGCCGCGTTCGATGCGCTAGAGATGTTTGACAGGAACACTGCGGGGCATGATGACGGTGAAGTTCTGGATCCGGAATAGCACGGATCAGAGCCTTTGTATACCAGGCCCACCAACGCCCCAAAACCACACAGCAAACAGAAACATTGTCAGCGAATTGTCGCGAATTGTCAGAGATTGTCAGGATCAATCATTGGGTTTTTCGTTAATTACTATCACGGCGGGTGGGAGATTGGGGTAGACCGGGCGGTTTAGGGACCTACGTTGACCGACCCACGATCCGCTGGTACCATGCGGGACATGGGCAACGGTCAGAAGCGGCGCCAGTGCGTCGCCATCACCAAATCAGGGACGCAGTGTCAGCGCAACGCGCTGAGTGGGCTCGACTGCTGTGGTGGTCATAAGGCACAAGGGAAGCCGGTTCGCGCGCAAAGTAGGGGGGCTGCCAAGGCTAAGGCCAAGGACGCGATGACCGTCGAGCAAGCAACCGAGGTGCTCGCTCGCACCGACTGGGCTGAGATGAGTTATGCTCTGCGACTCAGAGCCTTCCGGGTGATGCACGAGCTTTGGTCAAACGAGGATATCCTGGCCGCGGTGCAGATGGAAATCGAGCTGATGGGCTGCGACCCGGCGAAGGCCAGCAAGAGGGGCGCGCTCATCGCCCAGGCCGTCGCAGCGCGGAAGCTCATCTCCACCGACAAGGGCGACGGCAAGCGGCAAATCCAGATCACGATCAACCATAAGCAGCCCGCGGGTGAACGTCCCAAGCCATGACAGAGCCGGCCCTGCAGGTTGATGTGGATTACGAGCCCGAGTGGCATCAGTACGACTTCCACAAGGCACGCGAGACGCATACCTTTCGCTGGCTCTGCACCGGGGTAGGTGGTGGCAAGAGTTACGCAGGCGTCGAGGAAATGTTGGAGATGGCCACGGTGGTCGACCCCGGCTGCCCAGGCCTGATCGTCGTTCCCGACTATCCGACCTACCACGATGTCATCAAGCCGCTGATAATGGAAATCTGGCCCGACGAGGTCTACGACTTCCGCGTCTCAGGCAACCGGCCGGCGATTGAGGTGTACACGTCGGAGGGGTCCAGTTGGATCTACATCCGCAGCGCACACGACCGCCGCAATGTGGCGAAAATCATCGGGCTCACCGTGGCGTGGGTCTACATGGAGGAGGCATGCGCATTCAAGCATGGCGCGTTGGCGTGGAAGTATTCACTTGAGCGCCTTCGGTACGATGCCCCGTACAACGGGATTTTCATCACCACCACGCCGAAGCCAGGTTGGCTACCAGAGGCATTCGACGTCCAGGACGGTTTGCCGGTGGAGGCGCTGACAGGCGGCTACACGCCGAGGCCCGACTACTTCGTTCGTCAGGCTAAGACTGAATGGAATACGCACAACCCCGGGCAATACGCCAAGCGGATGCGCGCTGTGTTTGAGGGGTCATTCGAGGCCCAAGAATTAGACGGCGCCATCGTCCAAGCGACCGGTCTCATTTACTCCGACTTCGCCAAGGGCCTGCACGTCGTACCACACGCGATGGTGCTGGACCTCTACAGGCGGTCCATCCGTCGGCGGATCGGCGGGGCTGACTGGGGCTGGACTGCACCTGGGTCGAGCATCTGGGGTGGCTGGTGTGGAGACGGCGGAACGTTCGGTGTGCTGGGCGAATGGTACAAGACGGAGACGCAGATCGAACAGCAGGGGGCGGAAACGCACAAGGAGTCACCGCGAGGGACGAGTTATTTCTGTGACCCGTCCGAGCCGAGTAACATCGACAAGTGGCGCAAGGGCTTCGAGTGGCAGGGCGAGCACTACGAGCTCGACGCCGCTGCAGCTGACAACGCCTGGCAGGCGGGTACCGACGAAGTGCGCAACTTGCTCCACCGTCGTAGCCACGTTCAACATCTCGACCCGGATATCCCTGGTGGAGCTCCCCGACTGTACATCAGTGACCGGTGTGTTAACCTAATCCGCGAACTGCGCGAACTGCGAGACGCTAACGACCCCGAGGATGACAGGAAGGCGAAAGAGGGCGAGACCATCGGCGACGACCACGCGATTGATGCCCTTCGATATGCCATCTACACTTCCCGGGTAAAGCAACCACCGAGGACATCATGGGTCAATCTCTAGGCATCCCCGATCCGGGCACTACCATTCCACGCGCGGCGGTCATCGTCGAGCATCCGAGATATCAGGCGCAGCTGCGTGACCTGCGCTTTGGGCGTGAGAACTACGAGGGTAGCGGCGGCTACGCGCCGTTTCTAGAGGACGTCAACCTGAGCGACACTCAGCCCGACGACGAGCAGGCGGGGTCGTTCAAGATCGACGCCAACGTCCGGACCCACCTGTTCAGACACCCACGCGAGAAGATGAAGTTTCATCGTCGGTACGCGATGAGCTACCTGACGAACGTGATCAAAAAGGCCGTCAACATGCTGGCGGGTTTCTTGACGAAGAAGCAGCCGTTTTATGACAAGTACCCGAAGGCCGTCACGGACTGGATGTCTAGTGTCAACGCGGACGGCGACACGTGGGAGCAGGTCAAGTCGCACGACATCGTACCCCAGACCATTTACTATGGTTGGCTGCCGGTCATCTTCTACCGTGCCCCAACTGACGCGGTGACCGCGAAGCAGCAGATTGACCAAGGTGGCCAGCTGGTGGTGGAGGTCATCAACCCGGAGAATATCATCCACTGGAAGGCCGGCACCTCGGGGTTCGAGTGGCTGAAGGTCAAGACGGTGGTGGACAAGACCGGCCCACTCGACGAGCAGCAAGTACTAGTCGACCGTTACACGTGGTACACGCAGGAGGGTTGGTGGGCGGTCGACGACAACAAGGACAAGACCGCATCGGAACTCCCCATCGCCCTCGACGACGACGGAAAGCCCATCGCGGGTGAGTGGGCGAATGGAATGCCGATCGTCGTGTGGTCCCTTCGTGGTGGAGCGCTCACCCAGGACGCCAACGCGGTACAGCGGGAGGCATTCAACGTCAACTCGCTCATCCAGGAGCAGGAGCGAGAGACTACCTTCGCGATGCTCGCCTCTCCAGGGCGGCCGGCGCAGAAGGGCGAGCGTGTCGCGCAGTCCGGGTCCGACAACGTCTGGTGGTTCGATGACCAGGCGACGAATGTCCCCTTCTGGATGGCCCCGCCACCTCACGTGCTCGAACATTTCATGGCGAAGCGGGTGGCGCTTGTTGAGGAGATTCTATCCACGATGGGCCTCGACTTCGATAGCGGTTCGGGTCAGACGGGGGTGGCCTTCCAATTCAAGATGGCCAAGATCGTCAGGCTGTTGCAAGTCACCGCCGACAGCTTCAGCCGTAGCGAGTCGCGGTCACTGGCGCGGGTAGGTCTCGAAGAAGGCGAGCCGGTCGACGAGAAGGTCCGTTGCTCGTGGCCGTCTGAGTTCGACGCCAAGGACGTGGAGAAGGAGATGGACGGGTTGGAGCGTGTGTTGGCGCAGGTCAAGTCCGAAGCAGCCCGGGTGGAGGCGCAGGTCAAGATGGCCAACGTCGCGTTGGGTGACATGGACGAGAAGCTCCGGACGACGATCCGCGATGAGGTCAAAGTATCCGAAGAGGAAGCCGACCTGGACGCCGACAACGATCCGGACGATCTGCAGGCCCGGGGCGCCGACGCGAAGGAACGGCTGGACGAGAAGGGCGGCGACGGTGGAGAGGAGGAGATGGACGACATTCGGGCGGACGGGGGCGCGCGGTAGGTGGTCACCACGCGAACCATCCTCGACGATCGCGACGTCGTCCGTCTGCCCCGTCTGCAGGTCGACCGCATGGCCCGCATCCGAGACAAGATGATGGCCGACCTGGCAGACGCGGCCGACGACCTGGGGATTGCCCTTGACGGCGATGTGCGGCGCACGGTCGACGCCATCCGAAGAAGCGACTACAACCCACGGACCATCGAACGCCAAGTCAACAGGCTGATGGAGCACCACTATGGGCGGCTCGGCGAGGCCCTGGCCGGGCAAATCGAGGTAGCCGCCACCCTGGGCATCCGGTACGCCGAGATGATCGACGCCTTCTCAGTGCAGTACATCAACCCTCAGCCCTTCTCAGGGACCGTCACAGCACGCGTATTGAGCCAAGGGCGCCAGCAGACCACCACGGCCCTATCGACCGAAGTACTCCTCTCACAGCCCGCTTCTCGGGCCCCTGCGAAGTTCCTAGGGGACAAGCTCCTCCGTGAGCACGTCAAACCCTGGAAGCAGGCCCGGGTGATATCGTCGAAGCTCCACGGGCGGGGCGTCAAGGCGGGTCGCGAAGTCGCGTCTCAGGCCATGGCCGCGGTCCGTGAATCGAAGCAGCTGACCGCGGCGGCTACCGACATGATCCGCGAGGTCCGGAAGGGTGGCGCGGGCGAGCTCGGCAGAAACCAGAAGATGAGCAAGCTGATGCAGCGGGTCGAGAAGGCGGGCCGCGACCTCAACACTCGGGGCGGTGAGAAGGCGCTGAAGGAATGGCAGGCCACCCGCCGGCAGATGCGGTCGTATATGCGGCGTCTGTCCGAGGGTGGGCGGACGCAGTCGTCCATGTTGGAGCTACTACAGCGCACGTCGGACACCTCGGCGAAGGGCATCGACCGCGCCATCCGACAGCACGCCGCTTTCAAGCAGAAGTACGCGGCCGAGCGTATTCTAAAAACCGAGCAGCAGGCCGCGTTTAAGAGTCAGCAGATCCTGTCGGACCAGAAGCACGACTGGATCGTGGGCTATATCTGGAGATTGAACAGGTCGGCGCGGGCGGGCTTCGTTAGCACAACGAAGCCACGCCGGACGTTCTCGCTACCTGGCCGCAAGGGCAAGGGCAAGCGGCGCCGTCGACGGTGCGCGTGCGAATCTCTCGCGGGTAAGCGGCTATCGAGGGAAGCGGTGGCCGGGAAGGATGCCCGGCTGATGGCGCATCCTCACTGTATGTGCTGGCTCGAACCTGTGATGGACAAGCGGCGGTTGAATGCACCGCTCAGCGACGAGGAGTTGATGGAGTTCAGTTAGATGTCCCAAAAAGCAGACGGATCGGGTTCGGTGAAATCATCTGGCATCTGGTTGGACTCGGCAGGATAGGCACTGCACGCGACCTCAAATTTATTCCACTCGATTGCGATGAGATCACAGCCCACCACACAGGATGGGTCACGCCACAGCCGCCTAGGACCGCGCAGAGAATTATAGTACTTCGCTTTCGCTGCATGCTCTGCATCTGAATGTGTGCCACGTGCAGCACGAACGCCGTCAAAGAGCGCCATTACTCCGGCCACTCCGTCACAATCCCGATGTCCGCCCGCCAGAACAGCTCACCGTTTTCAGTCTGAGAGAAGTCGCGGTGTGATGCGCGGCCCCACTCGGCGGGGCAGGAGCAACCGATCCGAATGATGAATCGATCGCGCTTCAGTTTCTTGAAATCCTCGACGGCGTCGTAGACCATGCGGGCGGTGTCGGCGCAGTTGGGGCAGGGGGTCATCGTGCCCACTCCTCCGGGATGGCGTTGTCCACGTCGCGCAGGTCGTCCAGTTGCGCCTTGAAGCCGAGCAAGAACAACTTGTGGTAGAGCCGATTCATCAGGTCGACCGGACCGTATAGCGCCGACCGTGACGCCACATAGTGAGCCCGCTTGATGATGGTGTCCATCCACTCGCGCCCCAGCTCGGGGTACACCATTACTATGTTGAGAGCCAGGCGTTCGCATTCGCGGGACTGACTGAACAGCAGGCGGAATGTGCGGGGGATAGTACACAGGTAGCGCGTGATGCTCATCTATGCCACTCCGACCGATACCACCACAGCCATGCGTAATACTCGGCGAGGTTGTAAGATGACTCCCTGGGCAGGTTGTCTTCCAACTCGACCAGCGCGGCGAGTGTGATACCGTATGGGAATTCGTCGGTCAATGTTTCTCCCCATCCTCGGGAACTTCCATCGGCTTCTCCTCCAACACGGCGATCACGTTCGCCTCGAAAAGGAACCGGCATTGCGTATCCTGCACCCGGATGGCGACCCCGGCTCCAGCGCGGTAGGCGACGAGGTTGCCCAGGTCGAGCTTCGTGGTGAGCCGCCCGTCGTCGTCGGTGTCCTCGTGGATGGCGAGCACCGAGCCGATCTCGTATTGACAGTTGATGGGCTCGGGGAGCACGACACCGGCGGGGGTGATGCTGCCGTTTACTTGCAGCTCTCTCACCAGGATGTGTCCGTTCATGGGTCTCATTTGTTGGGGTCCTTTCGTTGGGTATCGTTCACTGCGATAACTTCCGGTGCAGCCGCCGGCTTGTATCTGATAGACGTCACAGTCAGGGCGCCGCAGTTGTTGCACTGGGTGTGGACAACCCTGACGGCTGGGTTGCTGTACTCACGCAATTCGATTTCCGGTGTGTCACAGCATGGCTCGACTAATGCGCTCATCCCCCGCCCTCCAGAAGCGCGCGAACACGTTTGTACACGGCGTCTGCTCGCATCATACCCTTGCCGAGCGTCCTTCTGTGGATGTACGTCGATACGCCCTCAATCCCCGCCCTGAGCCGCGCCGACTCGGCCTCTAGGCGCGCGACCACTTCCACCAGGTCGTTGATCTGTTCGCGGTGGCTCTTGAAGTGGTCCGGGATACCCTTCAGCTCGACGCGGACTTCGGCGGGTTTGTCGCCGGTCAGATACAGCAGCGCATCGACGAATGAACCTGCGCGCTCAGTGCTCATGTTGTTCATATCGTTCGCCACCATGCGGATTCGTTCCTTCAGCCGTGCGTATCTGGTGGTCAGTTCGGTCAGGGACTTCATGCCCTCCTCGGCTTGTATCTCGTAGCGCTTCTCCAGCTCGGCGCACCGGTCGGCGTCGTTGAGTAGCGCGCGGAGTTGGCCGGTGTGGACCCGCATTGCCCCGATGGCGTCGAGGGGTTGATCTTCTTGGTGTTCAAGTTCCGCGCGAAGTATCGCGCGCCATTCCGTCGCCAGCTCGACCACCCGCTCCTGCTGCGTCGTTTTCATCGCGTCACCTCACTTTATCCATCACAGCGAACGCCTCGCGGATTTCGTCGACGGTTGGAACCCACTTCTTCATGAGACCTTCCAACTCGGCGAGTTTGTCGGCGTCGTCGAGCAGGCGTTCGAGGTCTTGTCGTAGAAGCGAAAACGCGCCGTTTGGGTTGATATCCATTTGGCGCCGTCGTGCTCGACGAATCTCGGCCCAGTTCCTTCGGTCCATTGCTCGTTGTGCCTTGGTCACATCGTCCTCCTATGCACAGGGCAGGAATCGAACCTGCATCCCACGGCCGATTAAGGCCGCGTCTCTGCTTGAGCTACCCGCGCGAAAATCCCCACAGGGCGACTATCGCCGATTATGCCGGGCCCTGATGGAGTGTCTCGACCACACCATGGCTTGCGGACCCCTGTGGGGATGGAGCGACCTGGATTCGAACCAGGATTTGCGGGGTTACGGCCCGGTGCACTTGCCATTTGTACTATCGCTCCAGAAGCCCATAGGGGCCCGGATCGGTGCCAACGTGTGGCCGATACAACACCGTCCGGGTTATCCCATCCTCCACCGCCGCCTGGGCCAGAGCGGCTCTTACACGGTTGGTCATTTACCTGGCAGCTTTCTCGCATCACGAGCGCTTACCTGGGTCGCTTACAACCGAGCTATGGACCTGCCCGGAATCGAACCGGGGAGCCTGCATGCGGGGCCGTGCTCCAGCAACCACAGGTCCAGAAAGCCACTTCAAAGCAATTCACTCAGCGCCACCGCAAGCTGACGCATACCAACGGCAGCCACCGCACCTGGTAGCATCCCGGCTCGCATGTCCGGGACCATCTTCGCCACCACTTCGCGACATAGCGCGCACGACTCCGCGCACCCGTCACCGGCCATGGTGTGCACCCTGGTTTGGTGTGCAAGCCACTTCGCGCCGAGCTGGCTATCACCGAGGGCAATGACGTTTCCGGCCACCAGGATCAGGGCTAAGCGTTCGCAGCAGTCGATCATTTTTTCCCTCCGTCGATAACCGTCGGCGTCCATCGGGGCGTCTCGGGTTCGGGTGCTGCCATCTCGTCGCCGTGTTTGTGGACGCTGACCACCGCGATCCACGGAATGAAACACCAGACGAATTCAGCCCCGAAGCGAAGCGTCCCGCCGATGCCGAACTCGTTGCACACCAGGTCCTTGATAGGCGTGGGCGCGAAGTGCCCGAAGTCCAGGGCCAGCGCTTCGTTGTCGCTAAGGTGGTCGGGTACAATCACCCCGGGCACCTTCACCAGGAACGCGATGCGGACCATGGCGCCGGTAGCGAGCACCTTGCTGGTCAGGGTGTGGACTGCTTCGGTCATGGTCGGCGCTTTCTTGGGGTGAACAGCCAGTGCATCATTGGTCCAAGCCATCCCATCTTGAGTAAGAAGAAAAACAGCACAGTGCCGATGATGATGCCGAGGGATACGGCGTGGAAGTCGGTCATCGGTTCGCCTCGACCTCGGCCCGCGCCTTCGCTGCTGCCTTCTTCGCAGCCTTCGCCTTCGACCGGACCACGCGATAACGGCGCGACGTTTCATCCGCGAGTCGCTTCGTCGTCTTGCTCCATAGCGCACGCCGTCGAGGGCTGCAGTTCTCGGCGCCCACGTCGGCCAGGAGTACCCGCGCCAGGTCCAGTCTGTCGATGGCGCCACCCTCCAGGATGCGCCGCATTTTCGCGAGCCGCTTTCTGGGGTGGGGGCAGTGCGGATTCGCCATCGCGGAAACGACGATGATAGCGTCTTGTGCTTTGCTCTGGATGCTCATGGTGTCCTTTCAAAAAGGGCCAGCCGACTCTCGCGCCTTGGGGGGACTGGGAGGTGATGGGTGGCGCGAGAGAAGGCCGACCGATTCATTTTTTCGCTTCCTTGTTCGCTTCCTTGCATACCTTTTGCGCCACGGCCTCTCCATCCATCAGCCGATCAACCACCTCATGAATAGGGCAGTCCAGCCTAGCGCCCGCGATCTTGAGCGCGTGCCGTTGAACCGTGTGAACCCGGATGTTCTGTGTTTTGCGCTTGTTCATGCAGATAGGAATACCACTACATTGTCTACATGTCTACCACTCGCCTGCGCCACCTACCCAATCCGCTAAATCTTGGATATCCTATTTGCATGTCGTCAGGGGTTCAACGGCCACCGGCCAAGCAATCACAACGACACACCTACGCGCCGCGGGTCGACGTAAACCCGCCGGGCTCCCGGACCCATAACTCCGCTGTGAAAGAGGGAAGAGAATGCCGCTGACCGACGAGCAGAAAACACAGATGACCGCACTCCTGGCCGACGCCGATCCGGGTGACCTGCCCGGGTACGTCCCGCAGGGAACCCTGAAAGCTCGACTGTCCGACAAGGACACGAAGCGCCAGGCACTTCAAGCTGACCACGACGCTGCGCTTGCCGCGCTCCGACAGGAGCACACCGAGCAGGGCGCCGCGCTCAAGAAGTATCAGGACGCCGACGCGACGGCCGAACAGATCGCCGCCCGTGAGATTGCCGACCACAAGACGGAGATCGAAGCGCACAAGGCCGCGACCGCGGCCGAGAAGCAGCGCGGCGATGACCTCTATGACCAGGCGAAGGCGAACTGGCTGCACCGCGAGATCGGTAAGCAACTGCGCGCCAGCGGGGTCAACCCCGCGAACATGGCTACGGCCACCCGTGAGGCACTCGCGGAGAATCAGCTTTCTGTGCTCGGCGACAAGCCAAGCGACTTTTCCATCCAGGCAATGGTCAACGGGATCGCGGCGGATGATCCGCTCGCGTCTCTCGGCGACTGGTACAAAAAACGAAACGACCTCCACGAGGCAAAGGGGACTGGCCTGCCGAGGCCGGGGGCGGGACTGCCCCCTGGATCACCGCCCCCGAAAGACCCGACGGAGGGACTGTCGCCTGAGCAAATCCTAAAGAAGGGATTCGCTGAGTTCGGCAGGTAACGTCAAGAAGGAAAAAGACCCATGGCGGATATCCCCCAAACCTTTGCAGAGTGGAGCTCGCACAACGGGCTCAACTATCTGCAGAAGCAGATCATCAACACCCTGATCGAGAATCGCCCCCTGTTGGGGATGATGCCGATCGAACAGTGGCCGGGCACTGTCGACTACTCCTGGACCCTGAACAAGACCGCGCCCACCGTGACGTGGGAGGCCGAGACCGCGACCCACGAGAGCACCCAGGCGCTGCGTAAGAAGCTCACCACGTACTTGGCGTACGGCCACGGTGACATCGAGGTCCCGATCCATTCGAGCTCGACCATGCAGGCCGGGGCGAACATGGAGATGGCCGACGCGCTCGACCTGATCCGCTCGATGGGGATTTCGATCTCCGGGAAGCTGTTCACCGGCGCGTACATGGCCACCACCGCCTGCACCATCGCCGGAACCGGCCTCGCGGCAACGCCTGGCTTCGACGCATGCACCGCCATCTCGGCGAACATGCCCACCGGAGTGGCCGGGGTCGAGTACACCCACACCGGGACGTTGCTCGCGTTCAGGGCACCCGGGTCGACGACCTACGGAACCGGGGTGAGCATCGCCGGTGGTGATGCGGACTACACGCTGACCGACGGCGACGACTCGCAAAAGTCGGTTACCCTGACCGTGGATGCAACGGACTTCACCGGCGGCGCGGTCGACCTCGATCTGCCGGGTGCGCTGACCTTCGGTATGCCAACCAATATGGCGGGTATCCGCCAGCTGGCCGTGCTCGACACCAACCAGGTCCCGACTATCGACACCAACGGCGCCGCGATCACCCTTGCCCAACTCGACGAGTTGGACGACATGGTGCTCGGCCCGGAGTCCGACAAGATCTACCTGACGAGTCATCGCACCGCGCGGGTGATCAAGGGCCTGATCCTGGCCGCGGGCGGCACCCGTCCCGTCGAGATGCAGGATGGCACCGTTGCCAAGAGTGCGCTCGCCTACGAGGGGAAGCGCATCATCATCGACTCGAACGTGTCGATCACTGAGACCCAGGGTTCGAGCTCCGGTGTCTGCTCGGCGGTCTACTGCCTGCGTCTCAACAAGGACGTCGGCTTCCACATGATCGCCGGGGCCCACAACGGTCCGAACGAAGGTGTGATGTCCGCGGTGACCGACCACGACGCGGTGGGCGGGTCCATCCAGCTCCCGGTCTACATGCGGAAGCTGGCGGAGGACTACAACACGCAGAACTTCAAGTGGAGAATCAGCGCCGGCATCGCGACCGCGCTGAAGCGCTCCAAGTCCTGCGCCATTCGCTACGGCGTCACCTCCTAGTCATCCACGCTGCTCCCCGGGCAACCGCCCGGATGAGCGCCCCGGGGAGCAGCGAAATTCAAGGAGGCCTGCATGGTACCGCAAACGCAAATCACCGAGGTCGTGGCTGGCAAGGAGTACGCCGTTGCCCACCAGGCGGGGCCGACGTATACCGGCCCGTCCAGCGGCTACGAGTTCGTCGATGGCCTGCTCGACGAGCTGGTCCCCGGGCGCCTTCTGCTGCAGAACAGCATGGCGACTATCACCCACTTCTGGGAGGCGAAGGCGAACCACCGCCTGACCTGGAAGGGCGACGTCGTCAACGGCGAATGGCTGTACGTGCCCACGGGTGCGGCAGTGAAGCCGGTGGCCGCATCCCCGGCCCCCGCGCTACGCAAGAAGCGCAAGAAGAAGAAGGCGGCGAAGTAGTGCCCCGAGTTCAGGCGAAAATTCACGACAAGGAATTCCGGAAAAAGCTCCGGACTTCGTCCGCCGTCGTGAAGGGGCACGTTGCCCGACGTCTGAGCTACTGGGGCCGCTACATCATCAAATCGATCAAGGGCGATCACTCCATTTTCAAATACAAGGAAGGCCGCAGTCGTCGCCGTGGTGGTGGCGGTAGCCTGACCGGCGGCCTCTGGACGAATCGCACCCAAGGCAAGCTTGAGCAGCTGATGGGGTGGAACGTCGCGCACGGCGAGGTGATGGAATTCGGCCCGCGGTTTGCGAAAGAATGGTTCATCACCCCGAAGGGCTTTCGGTCCGACGTTACCTCTCGCGGTGGTGGAAAAACCGGCCTCAAATTCCTGCGTTTCAAGAGCCGCGGGAAAATCAGATACGCTCAAATCGTCAAGCACGTCTGGGACGACGGCCAGAAGCGCGAACACTTCAAGCCTCACATGAAAAAGGCCGAGCGTGGCTTCTTCCAGGACATCGGCTCGATTCCCAAACGGGTGCTCGAAGGGAAGCTACGGTGATACGTGGCTGACTCAATTACCACCACCGCGACACTTCGCGCCGAGGGTCTGGAGTACGACGACGAGATCGACCGCCTGCTCGACGCGGAGGAGTTCGACAACGAACCCCTTAAGCCTCACAAGGGCGGGTGGTCACAGGTCAAGCGTGACCTGCTGCGCCGTCGTCCCGAGTTGGAAGAGTCCGACCTGAACGACCCCACCGAACTGATGTACGTGACGCACCTTTGCGTGCTCGCTCGGTTATACGATCTATCTGAGATCGACGACGATGGCAAAAAGTCGCAGTCGTATTGGGCGCGGTACCGCAAGGAGATGAAAGAGGTCAAACTGAACGACGGTGTATCGCAGGCGTCCGAGACGCTGATGGTGCGCGGCTGATGAAGGATGCCATCTTTCAGCAGCTGGCCGGGTTGCTCGTGACCGCGAAGGCGGGCCTACGCGCGAACACCCAACTGACCGGCGATGGCTCGGGGCAGTACAACTATACTCCCGACGAAGTCTGCAAAAGCATCTACCCGCACAAAATGTTCGAGGTGGCCGAGGGCGGCGTGGTGCCGATGCTGCCCCTTGGGAAGGCAGCGGCGCCCGCCCTGGCTATCTACGTCGACCGCGCCGAGTTCACCGACGTCGAAGGATCGAGCGGCGGGAAGACCTACCCGGTAGGGATGCGCTGCTCGCTTGGTCTGCAGTACTTGTTCAAGCCCCGCGCCAAAGACCCCACTACCATGACGTTCGAGGCTCTTTTCAGCTTCAATATTTGGTACGTGATATGTCAGGTGCTCGCGTCGGACTTCGTCTCGGATTCGAGCGTGCTACGCGACACCTATCACATCAACGCAATGGAGGTCGGGAGCTACTCTCTGTTGCCCCCATTCAATCAGGCACTTCGAGCATTCGAAGCCGACTTGACCATCGAATTCAAGCGCCCGCCGTGGATGACCGGTGGCGACTCGGGTCTTGTGACTGACCTGGTAAGCATCTACGGCGACCTTGCCGAGACCGGCGAATCCGGGGCCGACCCCCTGCTGCAATCTATCTGGAAGCAATAACGATGACGAAGAAGAAGACCGACACCCCGACGCCGCCGGCCCCAAAGCCCGACGAGACGCCCAAGAAGGCCCCGCCAAAGGCCGAGCCGCGCAAGCGTGGGCCTCGCACCCTACCGGTGCTGAAGCACTCCAGGCGGCGCGAGTTCGCCGGGAACAAACCCGGCCGCGTGAAGTCCACCGAGGAGGGCTTTTTCATTCCCGGCCCCCGCGCTACGGAGTACGAGAAGGCCACCGGGAACAGATTCATTTGCCCCGCAGGGCCCGGCATGAAGCCGATCCCCAAAGGGGGCCAGTGGTACCCGGTGACGGTTTACCTGCTGAAGCAGGTCCGCGACGGGTCCGCCGCCGAGGGCGACCCGCCCAAGGCTGAGCGAAAAGACATCAAGCTGACCGCCGAGGGCGGCAAGGAGCAGTAGGACCATGGGAGAGATTTCCAACAGCACACGCCCTCGCACCGTGATGGAGCTCGTGTGGAGCGCCGCCGCAGGCGGTAGCGCCGCGGGGTACAAAAACATTTACGTGATGGGCGAGATCCTGGCCGCTGGCTCGGCCAGCGATGGTGACGTCACGGCGGCCCCATTCGCGAACGCGGATGACGGGATTGCCTTCTTCGGCGCGGGTTCGTTCGGCGCTTGGATCGTGACGCAGGTCTTCCGGGGTGGCAAGCTCTCCCAGGGCGGTTGCAAGGTCTATGGCGTAGGTCTGGACGAGCCGGCCGGGGTGGCCGCCACCCAGGAGTTCGTATTCGTCGACACGACCACGAGCGCTGGCGTCTTTACCGTCAACATCGGCGGGACGAAGTTCTCCTTCTCGGTCGACTCTGGCGCCACCATCACCCAGTGCGGTGATGCGCTGGTCGCGGCCTGGACGCTGCTGCCGGTCGACTCGAAGCCTCCCTTCACCCCGGTGAACACCGCGGGCACCGTGTTGGTCACGGCGAACAACAAGGGCGCCTGCTCCATGACCGCGCCGACTGCGCAGATCATCACCGGCGACGAGCCGGCCACCACCACGCTGACGGTCGGCGGGTTCTGCATGGGTGATAACGTCGGCGGCGGCATCGTCGCCGGTACGCTGTGGCCGACCCTGACGACGGCGCTCGCCAATATGGTGAACGTCATCACACCCTGCATCGTGCACGGTTGGGACGAGACGCCGGACGGCAGTACGACGAACCTGGATCTGATTCGCGCGCACCTGGAGACGAAGTGCGCGGCCGAAATCGGTCATCGCGGATTTCAGGTCGCCGCGCTCTGCAAGGTGTCGGCTACCATCATCAGCGATCGGGACGCTTTGGACGACGACGACGCCGAGCGCACCCGCCTGGGAGGGATGCCCTTCGACATCACCGCCACCACGCCGGGCTCCTGGCACGTCAGCGCCGCCGCCTATATGGCGAACGCCTGGGGCCAGCAGACGGACGTGGCCTACCCCTACAAAGGCGTGGCCATGCCCTACATGGTCCAGCCCGAGGCGAGCGGGGATGTTCTCACGAACGACGAGATCGACGCTCTGCTGGAGGCCGCCGTCTGTCCGCTGACATGGGATGTCAACCGCGGTCGGTACCTGATGACCAAGGGCATCAGCGCGCGGTTGTTCTCGGGTAACCATCAGCCGTGGGCGATCGTCGACGGGGCCGACTGGTTCCGCTACAACCTACTGGCTAACCTTGAAGCCGCATTCCCAGCCGGAACGAAGCTTGCAGAGGATGGCGAGACCAACCTGGACAAGAACACGACCACGCCGGCCGGTGTCCTGGACATCGTCCACGCGACGATCTACGCGGAGAACATGAAGGGCATCCTTCGCAACCGCGAGACCCTCTGGGCTGCGGCCACCGCGGCAGTCAACGGAAGCGTGGACGGTCGGGTCGATTTCGATACCGACTTCGCGATCATGATGGGTCTGTATATCATCGCCGGTACGCTGCGCCAGCGCGGCGGAGTGATCGGGAACTAGGAGAAGACCATGGGAAAAATTGGACCCAACGCGGAGCTACGGCTTGACGGAGTCACCGAGCACGGGATCGCGGAGATCAGCTTCGAGATTTCCAAGGAGAAGACTCCGACCACTGCCATCGGCAAGGATCAGGTGACGGGGTTCACCACCGGCCCGGTGTTGTTCACGTTCTCCGGCCAGGCCGTCGCCTTCCCGGATGGGACGTTCGGGATCGACTACGACGGCTGGTGTAAGAACGACGAGGAGTACGCCGGGGCGTTCTCGTGTAGCGGGCGCAAGGAGCGTTTCGTCACCATGGTCATGGATACCGTGGGTACCTCGTACAATCGCGACGATGGAAAGCTGGTGAAGGACATCTCCGGCAAGTTCGCGAATCACTCCTACGAGTAGCCGTCCGCCCCGCATTCCGTTCACTACATAGGAGGGCATTTTGTCCGACGTTGAAAAGTCACTGTTTGATCTGGTGCCTACCGGACCAGTACGCTCAGGCCCATTCGATTTCAAGGGCAAAAAATGGCAGTGGCGACTGCTTGACGGCAAGGAGGATATTGCCGTCCGCCTGGCTGCGCAGCGGCACGCCAGCGATCAACTAATGGAGTCGCTGGACATCGAGCGCCGCGAGTCGTTGGAACTCTTGCAGACGGGGTTCAACGCCGACATCCTGACCGAGTGGCATGACTGGTACCGCCTTGCCGCGGCGCTCACCCTGGGGACCGGCAGCCCCATCCGCGATGGCTCCCCTAGTGAGATCGCCCAGTGGATGGCTGACGAGTATACGCCGCTTGAGCGGTTGGACCTGCTGACTCGCTATCTGGCGTTCTGTGACGACAACGACCCGGCGAACATTGACGACGACGAGACCGAGGAGATCATAGCGACGGCGGGAAAACCCCAGGGGCGATCGGCTCTGAGATCATCCGGCTCGCCTGTGCTTCGGCATTGCTTGCATATTACGGCCGTTCGACTGCACGAGGCGGAGACGAAGTTGGCCGAGATGATGGAGCAGGAAGATCTGGCTGCCCGGATCGAAGCGGTGGAGCTCGTGATCTCACGGATGCCCAAGTCGTCGGTTGGTGGCGACTCAGGCGCCGATGGTGCGCCGAAGTGAGGGAAGCGCGCAGACAGGTCGGGTTAGTTGATGATGATGCGGAAGGTACGATGCGAGCGATGATACAGAGGGCGATCGGTGGCTGACCGACGACGCACCATAGGCGCGGAGCTCACGGTCGACAACAAGAGTTTGCGGTCGAAGCTCCGGCAGTCGGAGCAGGTCGTCTCGAAGTCATCGCGGCGGATGCAGAAGGACCTGAACCGGACTAGCACCGCTGCTGCGAAGGTCGGACGGTCTACGGCTGCCCCGGGAATCGGTCGGCGACTATCCGGGCAGATGGGCGGCTTTGCTGGCCGTGCTGGCGGGGCGCTGAAGGCCGCTGCGGCGTTCGGTGGAGCCTATGGTCTTCAGTCCGAAATGCGCAAGGCGAAACAATACGAGGAGACCCTGGTTGACCTCGCCGTCCGCGGTAAAAAAACCAAGCAGTGGATGGATGGACTGCGCGCCAAAATCAAATCGTCGTCCAATGAGTTCGGCATAGGCAAGGAGGAGATCGCCGCGTATGCAAGCGTGATCATCGACCAGACCGGAAACACACGGTTGGCGGTCGACACCATGCGCGACTTGACCGCCGTTTCCTACTCCACCAATACCAGCATGGCCGCCCTCGCCGGGACCGTGGTGGAGATGCAGAGCAAGTTGAAGCTTGCACCCGCACAGTTCAAGGAGGCGTTTGGTATTCTCGCCGCGCAGGCTGACAAGGGCAAGGTCCCCCTGTCGGCGATGGCTCAATTCCTGCCGGAAATTTTGAATGCCACTACGGCGTTCAAACACTCCGGGGTGGGCGCACTTCGGGAGTATGGAGCGGCGTTGCAGATCGCCGCCCGTGGTAGCGGTACACTCGCCGAGGGTGTCACGTCCTTGAAGCGTGCCCAGGAGGCAATGGTCGCCAAACAGGGGACGATTGAAAAAGCGCTCGGGATTAAGCTGACCGACGGCGGGAAATTTAAAAGCCTGGCGACCATGTTCAAGCTCATCACTAACTCCATCGTGAAGCTCGAAAAGGCCGGTAAGAAGATCGGCGGCAAAAAGGGCAAGAAGAGCATCATGGCCTGGCTGCACGGAACCTTTGGCAAGCGTGGAATTAAGACCATGTTGCCGATGTTGCAGCAGGCGCGCGTCGGGTTTGGTAACAAGGTCGGCGCCACGGCCAGCGGTCAGGGTGGTCTGACCTCGTTTGACACGCTGGTAGGCTCGGGCGATGAGACCACTATCGGGAAGCGGGTCGCCAGAAAGCGCAAGCTCTCACCCCAACTCGACGCCTGGAACAAGTCGGTTGAGCGGCTTAAGAACAACATCCACGAGCACCTTTTGCCGGCGCTCACCAAACTGGGCGCGATGATGCCGTCGCTGGGCAAGGGGGCGAGTTGGTTAATTGATAATTGGAGAACGTTGCTGACTCTTTGGACGGGCGCGAAAATGGCGATGTTCCTTAGTAGCCTGACCCGTACCGCTGTGGCTGCAGGCGGTGGCGGCGGTGGCGCAGGCGGTGGCGGCGGCGCCGTGATAGTTCCAGGCGGCGGCGGGAGAAAACGAACCCGACGGCAGAAGATGGGATCCGGGGCTGCCACCGCGGCGGCCTTCGCGCTGCCCCTTCTCGGCGACGTGGAGGAGATAGCAGACCTGGGCGAGACGATCGGGAGTGCACAAAGGGAAGATCGGTACCGTAAAAAACTAAACAAAAACTGGTACGGTCGCGGCTCTGGCATGCGCGACATATTTGAACAACAGGGCACCGAAGGATTTCAGGCGTTCGCCGGGGGCAAGGGCAAAGGCACCATGTCCATGGTTGACAAGCTACTGGGGAACGTCGGTCAAAAGGGGCTTGGCGCTGGACAGTTTGAGGTCGACCCGTCGAAGCTTGCCAACCTGTCGGCGGATCAACGGAAGCTTCTGCTTCACAAGCTCTCCGGGTTTAAGCAGCACATCGCCGGAGCCACCACGGGGGCGATGGACCTGCCGACCGGCGAGTTTGCGCCATCTGAATCTCAAAAGCAGGCCATGGTAGCGGACGCCGCGCCCGTGTTGGCGATGCTCGGGAAAATTGAGAAGGCGTTGATAGCAAGGCAGAACATCAAGGTTACGATCGCCAATCCAAAAAACACCCCGGCCGGCGTAACCAACAGCCGCAGTCGAAAGAAGAAGAAGTGATGGACGGCACCTTTAAACCCTACGCGGTAAAGGCCCACCTGGAGACCATGCCACTACTCGTGGTGGACGTCCGCCGTCGCTACCAGTGGCGCACCTCGAAGCACGGGACGCCGGGCGAAAAGGGCGACAACGTCAAGAAGCACGGGCGGTCGTCAATCGTGGATTCGGTGACCTGTCTTTGTACGGTGCCCGAGGTCAAGAAGCTTGTCGCACTGGGCGACAGTGCAAGCACGGTAACTTGGACTCACCCGCTGCTGAAGTCCATCGACGGACACATGGAAGATCTGGACATCCCCGCAAGCGTGGGCCTGTGGGGTTATTTTCAGGTTGGTTTCTCGTTTGTCGAGAGCAACGACCCGGCCGTACAAACGCTGGACCTGGGGACCATCTCAATCCCGACGGCGAAGGCGAAAGCGCTGTCTATTTTCGACAAACTCGCGGGAGATGTCGACGATCTGGACGACATGCCCACCGCGGACGGGAACGCATTCAGTGACGCCGGGGACGCCTTCTCTGGGGCGTTCGGGGACGTTGACGATACCTTCGCCGACATGATCACAGGTGAGGCCAGTTGGCAGGACTTAGCCCGCGGGCTCGACGCCTTGGCCGAGACCGCCAACACGCTAGTGGACGCCGCCCGCGAGGTGGAGTCGTTCATGGGCGGGATGGCCGACACAATCCAGTCGGGGCCGGGGCTTATCGTGGCCACCGTTCGAGACGCGGTGGACGACGCGAAGGCCGCCGCGGGGACTGTCGCCGCCTTCGTCACCCAGGGCCCGGCTGACCTGTTTGGCATGATGCAGGACGCCGGCATCGCGATCAACGAGGACAACATTGTCGCCCTGATGGCGGACAATGTCATCCTGGACCCGTTCGCAATTCCGCCGGCCGTAACCATTTCGATCCCGGTGGCCGCATGACCGACAAGGTCCGCATAGAGGTGGAACACCTCACGGACCCGACCGGGGAGATCATGGTGATCGACTCGTGGGAATCCTACGAGATCGAATCCGACATGATGCAGTCGGCCGATACGTTCACTTTGAGGGTACAGCCCCGGAAGGACTACATAGATTTTTTCCGCATCCCGGGACATTTCATCCGGCTGTTTATCGGCGATTCGTTGCAGATGACAGGACTCATCGAGGCGACCCCCGACAGTGCTGACGACGGCGGCGTACAGCTGCAGTTGACCGGGCGGGACTTCGGCGGCCTGCTGGACGATGATAAGGCGCCGCTGCTCGACCTGACGAATATGACCCTCGAACGCATCGTCTCGAAGCTACTCGACCCGTGGGGCGGAGTTGTCCCCGGCGTAATCACGGACTACGGAGATTTTAGGTTTGCAGTGAGTGGCCGAAAGGGCAAGAAGACTCGCAAGCGGTCGCCCTGGGGCGCATTCAACGGGGAGCGTATTTTCAAGGAGCCGACTCAGGTGGGTGGTTCCCGGTTCGCCCTGATCCAATCCCTCGCGAACTTCATCGGGGTGCATGCCTGGATGGCGCCCGATGGACATTTGGTCATGGCCCGCCCGGAATACCAGCAGGATCCGGTCGGGAAATTGTTCGTGCATATGGACGACGACGGAAACCTGACCGCGTCGAATTGTACGGCGTCACGGTCGCCCGACATCGGGGATCGATACAGTGATTATTCGCTGGTCGGGCAGGGGTACAAAGGCAAGGCCCAAAAGGGCAAGGAACTGAGCTCCTACGCCGTCGCCCGCGACCCGTCGAAGTCGTTCTGGTTTGACACGCTGCAGCGGCGACTTCCGAAGACGCACATCGAGGCCGTCAAGCGCATCCAGGACAAGAAAATGTTGGTCCGCAAAGCGCGGACCATGGCTGAGGAGAACATCGTCCGGAATTACGGCTTTCAGGTGAACGTTGCAGGGCATCGCACTACGGACATTATGTCCACAGACGACGGCGGAATAGGCCCCCTGTGGGCCGTGGATACGATTGTAGACGTGGATTATCAACCGAAGGCGGTCAAGGGCCCTCACTACGTCCTACGGCGCCAGTTCACCTACGACGGGGACAGTGGACCGGAGACCAACCTGACGCCTATCCCGTCGGACATCTGGATGGCCGTGAATCACGACACCACCTCGGATTCGGTGTGGGCAAACAAGCTCCGCGCCACCATGGAATACTACGCGCTGTAATGGAACCACGCGACGACATAACACCCCAGATCCAAGAGGCTGCCGCGCAGGCGTTCCGGGGCCATAAGACCGCCTATGCGGACGGGCTTATCACCGGCGAGGGCTACCACGGCCAGCCACTCGCGGGGGTGCACAACGCCCAGCCCTACGGCCTACGGAGCAACCCGCCCACCGACCACGAGCTAGTCTATTTGCAGACCATGGGCGGGTTGATTGTGGTGACCTCGCGCGAGGATGCGGCCGACTTCAAGGCCCTCGGGTTGAGCGAGCCGGAAGACGGCGAGATCATGCTGTACAACGCCCAGGGTTGTATGGTCCATCTCGACGAAAACGGCGACATGATCCACGAGCCGAAGTCCGGACGACACATCAAGCTCGGCGACGGGGCTACAAAGGCGCTCGCGCTAGACGACGACAGCGCAGAGCAGGGGTCGAAAATGAAAACCTGGATGGACGCAGTGACCGCTGGCGTTCCAGTTCCCGCGTTCCTTGGTACTTCACTTGGAAAAGTGCGAGGCTCCGCTACGAAGGTCAAGGGGGAGTAGATGGCGACCGATCGCAAATACACCCAGGGCGGCGCGAACACCGTAGACGGAAACTATGAGACCGACGACGGCATCGGGTCGCGGGGGCTGCGGCTCATTTGTGCGAAGCGTGGCAAGTGGCCAGGTGGTCGCGGTCGGGTCATCGGGGGCGAGTTCCACAACCTTGAGAAGATGGACGAGGAGACCGTGAACGAGCTCCCCGGCATGGTCGATGATGCCTTGGAACCTCTCACTGTCACCGGCGAAGCGACCGACGTAGAGGTGACATCTGAGGCCGACCCGAATATCGACGGGGCGCTGTCGTTCGATGCGGACTTTACAGACCGCACGACCGGGGATAATATAAAGCACACCCTACCGACAGGGTGGAAAAGCTAGGGGCAACGGCAATGTCAATTTTTGAACTACCTACGTTCAAGACTAAACTTGTTGAGATCATCGACAAGATTAGAGAGAAGCGCGTCGGCGCGGCTACTGGCCCCGGTAGTGACGCCGACATCCTGGGCCATACCCTGGCGCACATCACCCACGGCCTTTACCTGATGCAGGAGTACGGGCTCCTTCACAACCTGATATACACCAAAGCGAGCGGCTGGATCCTCGATGCGTACCTGTGGGGTTTCGGACTGTCGGACGGCTCCGGCGGGTTCGGCCGTATCAAGGCCCGCGGTTCGTACGCGGATGATTCTTTTACGTTCGTAGCCCTCGGCGGTCCCGGGTGGGTCGACCTCGACGGGTACACCTTCAGCGACACGGCCGGCAACCAGTACCAGATCGACGAGACGCACACCCCCGCGGGCGCGGGGACCACGGTAGCACTCCGGGTCATTGGCGTAGGCTGGGACGGCGACAACGGCGCGGATACGAACGTCGAGGTGACGGACTCTGAGACGTACACCTGGGATTCTACACCCGCGCAGATGGACTCCACCATCACGCAGGTTGTCGACCTGGACCACGGTGCCAATCGTGAGACGGACAGCGAAGGCCGCGCTCGTCTCGTGAAACATCTACAGACCGCGCCCATGGGTGGGAACTGGGCGCACTGGCGAGAGGTGGCCGAGGAGTCTGACCCGGGCAACGTCGATGCCTTTGTCTACTACGGCATCCATGATGAGGCGTACGGGTACGGCTGCACCGACGTTGCGTGTCTGCAGCGAGGCGAACAGGGCGCCGCTCGGGAAATTCAGGACGGCGACAGTCTACACCAGACCATCGAGGACGCGCTGGAGGCGTCGCTTCCATGGGGTGGCATGTACCGCGCCCGGGTACTCGACACGACTGCGGCGGCGTCGATCGTCGAGGTGTCACTGACTTTGAATGACACCGCCCGCGATGCCGATCGGTGTGACTTCGACGCGCGGGCGCTCGACCAGGCCGGTGGGCTGACGGTCGCGGCCTTCCACGAGGTCAACAAAACTATCACCTGCTCCCAGGACATCCACGACGATATTGAGGTCGGGCATCGGGTGATTATCTATTCGGCGCAGGCGGTGGTGGCCAAGGTTGGCACGGGCGACGGTCTCGCGGCGGACACCATGATCGAGGTGGTGACGTGGTTCGAGATCGAAGACGACGAGCAGAACCCATACAGCTGGGTTAACGGCTACGATCCAACCGGCGATCACGTGACGTCTGGCGGTGGGCGTATCCTCGCCTGCATCACTGGAATCCGTGAACTGGTCGCATCCCTTGGTCCGCACAAAGGGAACAACGCCGCACCACAGCCCGGGTGGGAGTACAAGCTTCGTCTCCAGGCTATCCAGTCGGCCTGCATCGTCGTGGGTGATCAAGCAGGCGAAGCGGTAATCATCGACGCGGACGTTACGAACCCGCCCGCCGATGCGAGCCCCGCCGCCGGCAGTGGAATTGACACCTACTTCATCACGCTTGCCGAGACCACCATTTGGGAGGATAAAACCTGATGCCGACGACGAGCCCCCCATGGTTCCCGTCCTGGCCGGCGTCCTTCCCGGACATCGAAGATATCTATCTGAAGGCCATCCCGCGACAGTTCCCGTGGGGCCTGTACGAGGACACGACGACCGACGAATACAAAGACATCCAGGCCATGGGTGTTGTTTTCAGTTGGGTCGCTCAGGGTGGCGAGTGGATCAAGCGGCGAATCTTCCCACAGTTCGACGAAGACGCGATGTTCCTGCACCTTTTCGAGGAATGTTATGGAGTGGCCAAGCGGGCGACGACCGCACTTCGACAGAACGCGATCATTGCCTATCAGCGATACATGCGAGGGACGGCTACGAAGGAACAGCTCCAGGCCATCTTCGCGCCGATCTTCGACGAGGAAGACCCGAGCCAGATCGAGTTCTCGTATGCTTCGACGGCCGCCGTGATTGCGCAGGATCCGGACACCCCGGAGGGCTGGGCTCAGGCGCTCAACACCATGTTCGTTTATCACGTCGGTGGCAACTCACCTGACCTTGCGGCGCTTTGGGATACGATCAGGGCCGTGATGCCGACCTGGCAGCAGTGGTTCGGCGGATCCTTTCAAGGAGCTTTGTACGACACAAAGGGCGGCTATAATACCGCCTGTTACTCGTAGGTGACCGATGGCATATCCGAAACTCGCAGAAGGCAACGCCCCGTTCGTACCGATCGCCAATAACGTGATCCCAGCGGCGGACTACGTCGAGCTACTGAACCAACTGAAGGCGATGATGGGGCCGCGTGAATATGGGGTGTTGTCGGATGGCAGAAACCACACGGCTAATACTCTGTTCAACGCGTGGGAGCGCAACAACAACCCGGCATATTGGCTAAATGATACGGAGGACGATGCCGTATTGATTCTGCCAGTGCAGTTGTATGTCGGGCAGAAAATCACCTCGGTACATTGCACCGTTTCTGGGGCCGTTGGTTCGCTCGGTGGTTCTTGTAAATTCATCCATGGCGATCACGCTGCAGTGACCCTTGTTGATATGGATGGAGTGGCCAACTGCTGGGACACTGGCGGCGTGGGCACCACTCAGGACTACGACGACACCGGCGACATCACGGTTGTAGCTGGGCACTCATACTTTTTTGCACTTGCCTCTGGCACAAATGCATCAACGCACGACTGCCGAGTTCAGCACGCACATGTGATTGCCCAGTTCGGCAATTAGGAGAGAACGATGATCAGCAACATGAGCAGCCCCCAGGCGAAAACGAAGGTCACCGTGGGGAACACGACCACGGCCATCCTGGCGCTCAACAGGGCCCGGACTCACGCCATCATCCAATGGGATGACACGAACACCGAGAAGCTGTACATCGGCCTCGGGGTGGACGCGGTGCAGGACAAGGGCATCTACATCGCCCCGGGCGGTCACTACGAGATCGGTCCGCACAATATGCACGTTGGCGCGGTCAACGGTATTTGTACCAGCGGCGCCCAGGTCGCTCGCATCTTGGAGGCATAGCATGCAGTCGCTTTACAATCCCCCCACGCGACTGCCGACCCTGGTAATTGTCGGTGGGACGATTTCGACTCCTGCCGGCGTGGACCTGACGCTGATTCCCGGTGCGGGTGGGATCACGATCATCGGCGACGCGGGCAGCCCGGGCCACCTCGGCACGCCGACCAATGACGACTTTTTCGTCTCGGGCCGGTTGGAGGTGGATGGATTCGCCTTCTTTGATGGAAACATCACCATCGCGGACGACATCGGGCTGCACCTCGGCGATAGCGACGATGCGCGCTTCGAGTTCGACACCGCGCAGACGGTCGACTCACTGATGCTCGGTGTCGATGCCGTCGGGCGCATGATCGTTATCTGCGAGAAGGCTGACGTCAGCACCGACTTCGGCCACGCGGCCGAGACGAACCCGACGCTGTTCATTCAGTCGGCGGACGCGACCACCCCCGCGCAGTGGATCAGCGCAGCGCACGACCAGACCAGCGGCGTGATCAAAACCGGCGCGGGCAACCTCCAGCTGCTGCCGGCGGGCATCACCCAGATCGGGGACGCGGGATCGACGTCGCATTCCCTCGCGGCGAATGATGACCTGTTTATCTCGGGGATTCTGGAGGTCGACGGTATCGCCTATTTCGACGCCGCGGTAATCGGTGTCTCCACCATCACCGCCCAGGGATCCCTATGGGTCGGTAACACCGGGCACTGTGGGATACTTCCCAGCACTGGATTTGATCAGGCAACGTGGGGGCTCGGCGACCATTACGGCCGTCAACTCATTCTCACTGAGATCGCCAACTACGCCAACGATCACGATCACGCGGTCGCCACGGACCCGATCCTGTTCATTCACTCGGCGCTGGACCCGGACACCGACAACGGTGAATTCGCCGGGCTGGCCTACGATGGGCTGATCTGCGGCACGATGTCGAGCGACCGCGCCACCTACGACTTCACCATCAAGGGCAGCAACGCCTTCGGTGGAGCAACGCCCCCGAAGGACGACGGCGGTCATCTGATCCTGGAAGGCGGCGACAAGGACACAGCCGGCGAGGATGGCATTGTTCAGATCGGCTCTGGCTTTACCACTGGTCATTCGTTGGTAGATAAGAGCGATCTCGGTGTCGCCGGGAAGCTCGAAGTTGACGGGGCCGCATACCTCGATGGTCTAGCACAGGCCGGCGGTGGCCTGCGAATGATGTCCGATGTAACACTCAGGCTGGGCGATAGCGACGAGACAACCTTGGAGTATGACACCGGGCAGACCGTCAATGCTCTCGTGTGGGGGTTGTCCGCCGCGTCGCGCAGTCTGATTCTCTGCGAGATCGCGGACGTTGCAACGGACTTCGCACACGCCCAGCAGACGAACCCGACGGTCTACATCCACAGCGCAGACGCAACCGACGTGACGCAGTGGCTTTCCCTGGCGCACAACCAGACCGACGCCATCTTGGAGTCCGGCAAGGGCGACCTCGTGTTGACCCTCCCGGCCAACAAGACCCTCAAACTTTCCCAGGTCGTCTGGGATGACCTGCGAGTCGCGCTTTACGGGCAGAATGCCGGCGGTCTGAAGCCTCCGGCATGGACCAAGATCATCGACGACGGCGCGGGTTCCGTCGGTATCTACGCGTGGGCTTTTGCCGATGAAGGCGCGGCCGGCAACGAAGAGCAGATGTGGTTCGCCGCGCAACTGCCGCACGGCTACAAAGAGGGCACCGATATCGAGGTGCACATCCACTGGCAGCTTCTGGTCGGCGGCGCCGCCGGTGAGTTCGTCAAGTGGGGCTTGGAGTACGCGTGGATCAACATCGACGGCACTGTCGGAAATTCCACGATCATCACCTCCGCCGCTGACGCTGCTGCGACCGCGACCACCTCCGAGGATGGGACGTTGGTCGCAGATAAGCATTACATGACCGAGATCGGAACCATCAGCGGCTCCGGAAAGACGATTTCCAGCATGCTCATGTGTCGCGTTTTCCGGAATTCCAGTCACGGGGACGACGACCTTGCGCAGGATGCCATCGCCCACGAGGTTGATTTCCACTACCAGATCGATACTATGGGGAGTCGCTCGGAAGACGCCAAATAACAAGGAGACACCATGCCCGACCTGAAAAAACTGTCCCCCATGAAGCTCGGTGAGTCGAAGGCCATCGGCGAGAAGGAATTTCAGCTGACCGACGAGGGAAACCTGTTGATGCAGGTCGCGGTTCCCGTCGTCAAAGCCTACGACGTCAGCTCGTTGCTCAAGACGAAAGCGAAACTGCAGGCCGAGCTGACCGAGATCGACGACCTGTTGGCGAAGCACGCCGAGCTGTTGAAGGCGTAGCCATGAGACGCGAAAAGATCTACACGACGGGCCTGACCATGGGCGCCCTGGTTGTGGCGGCGATGATCCTGGCCTGGCTGCCGGGCTGCGGGAACAACGCCCTGGGTTACCGGGCGGTCACCGTGGCCGTGAAGGTGGGCAACGAATCCGGCCGGACCCTCGCCGCCGCGTGCAAGGTCAAGCGGCTGGCCTGCGTGAAGCAGTACGGCGCCGTCCGCACCGTCGAGCTGGAGGAATGCCTCCGGACTTGTCACCGGGCGCTGGACTCGTGGATCAAGATCGTCCGCCCCGCGCTCAACACCGCGACGATCGCCACCTTTGCCGGGCTGGAAACAGCGCGCCAGGCGAAGCGGACCGATAGTACCTGGGTCGCCAAGCTCCGCCCTGGGGTATGCGCCCTAATTCGGGCTGTCGGCCAGTGGCGGGCCCTGTTAGGTCCCAAAGCCGATGGGCTCCTGAGCCTGCTCCGTAGCTTGGAGGGATTCGCATGCTCGAAGTGATTTTCAAAGCCATCGCCAAGCTGGTGGAGGTTGCCGCTGGTCTCGTGTCCGGTGAGTTGACTGAGAATGAAGCCCGCGCCGAGTGCCTCATCGTCGGCAGCCAGATCACTGAGACCGACACCGACGACGAAAAGGCCGAGTACGACAAGCTGACCGGCGACCCGGAGCCGCCGCGGTGATTCGCCGACTCATATTTTGCGCCCAGGTGGCGACGTTTCTGACAGTGGCGGTGGCGCTTTACCTGCTGGAAGAGGTGACGCGATGAATGCTGATACGCTCAAGTGGCTGCAGTTTGGAATCACCATAGCCGTATTCGCGGGTGGTATTGCGGGCCTGTGGGCCAAGGTGTCCGTCCAGCTTGCCCTGATTAAGCAGGACGTAGCATCGATCAAGGAAAAGCTGACCGAGGGCGTTGACCAGGACGGGTGCGCGCTCGCTCAGGAGCGTTGCCCGGCGCGGCGTGAGTTCATCACGAATGTTTCCGCTGTGAGGGATGCGAAATGAGAGCCCGCGCAGCACGTCGGGGCCTCGCGGCCGACACCGTAACCCCGCTGACCAGCTTGGCCGCCCGCGGTCTGTACGACCTCGGCGTGCGTACCGTGTTTCGCTACATCGACCGCGTGGAGTGTGACCCGGACAGCAGGGGCCGGCTGGGCACGAACCTGACGCGGCGGGAGCTCGGGGGCATCCTCGACGAAGGCGTGGACGTGGGCCCGGTGCAGTACTACTCGACCCGGTACGCCAGCACCGGCGCCGGTCGCTACATGTCACGCGCCCTCGGCGCCACGGTAGGGGCCGCCGCGGTGCACAACTGCAAGGCGCTGGGGCTGCCGAGGCGAATCACCTCCTGGCACGACCTCGAAGCCTGCCCCCGGGCAACCCCGGCTATGATGGTAGCCGAGTGCAACGGGGCCAGTCTGGTGCAGCAACGCGGCCACTACCCCATGGGCCTGTACTACGGCGCGGGACTCGGCAGCAAAAAGACCGGCTACCTGACCGGCCGACGACTCTACGGGCTGCCCCGCGTCCGCGCCTACTGGCGTGCGGCGTCGAAGGTGCCACAGATTCCGACCCGCGGCTGCACCATCACCCAGGGAATGGAGGTCGACTCGCACATTTGGGTGCGGCAGGCCACCACAGGCGTCAGCGCGAAGGACTTCGTCCGCGTAACGATTCGGGTGGATTTCGACCTCATCGCACTGGACCACAAGTACAAACGGCACTCGGATCGTTTTTTGGTGGTGGCTGCCTGATGGCGACCACGGTATCAGAGACCGTCAAGGTGGTTACTACAGTCCGTGCAGCGGCGACCGTAACCACTACCGTCAGTGAAACCGTGCAGGTCACTACGGCGATTCGCGCAGAGGTTGAAATATGAGCACCGTTCACACAAACGAAGAAGGCGTGATTTTTCAACTGACAATCCGGGATGAAACAGGAACAATCTACGATGTTTCGACGTCCAGCAAGAAGGTTATCTTTTTCATCGCCCCGGACGGAACCAGTTTGAAAAAAACTGCAGCGTTCACGACCGACGGCACCGACGGCAAAATCCAATACACAACCCTACTGCCAACTGAAATTGCCCAGGCCGGGCGATGGACGTATTACGCCAACATCCAAATGACCGCCGACCTGGTGCTATACTCGTCGGTCGCGAGCTTCGATGTAGTCGAGCCTCTGGCCACCGAATAGCCGACACCATGATCGAGTTTGTTCTCGCGCTCCTGTTGTGGAGTTTTGCCCCCGAGTACCCGCGGGACATCCAGGCCGAGCGGCTGGAGGCGCATATCCTGAGAGTCTACCCGCGGTGTGCGTACGCGGCCGAGTTGGCCGACGCCATCCTGACCAACGCGCTGGTTTACGGGCTGGACCCCGCGATGCTCGGCGCCATCGCCTGGACCGAAAGCGGCTACCGAAATCACATCCGGGGTAGTGCGTCCGAGGTGTCCCTCTGGCAGCACATCCCGGGCGGGTGGTTGGCGCAGGCATGGGACGAGGTCCGGGGGTTCCGGCCACCCTGGCGCCTGCTGAGCCGGCGCACCCGCGAGAAGCACTGCAAGGACATCCAGACCGGGGTCCACTTCGCCGCGTGGATGCTCGATTACCACCTGCAGCGCTGCGGGGGCCACACAGCGGCCTGCTACGCGCGCCACCAGTCAGGGAGAGCGTGGGTATCCCGGGACTACGTGCAACGCCTGGTGGACCGTTCTGGGGCTGTGCGGGGACGCTTGCGCGGTGAGTGAATGGACGCCCCCGTGTGAGCCCCTACCTAAGCACACCCCTATCCCGGGGCGTGTAGACGCCCGGATTGACCGCCTGGCCCTGGAGTTGGCTCGGTGCCGCGTCGACCTGAGCAGCGAAGGCCGCCAGATGCTCGCGTCCATCCTAGCCCATCGGGTCAGGGTGTTTCGGACGGGTCGGCCAAAATAAACCACCCCCCATTGAAACGGGGGTAGTTTTTAACACAGCGATCTCAGGGGGTTGTCGTTTTATTGAAAATAAGGGGTTGCTAGTGTAATACGTGTATGTCACAAATAGATATGGACGCAACGACACACACCAACCGGAGCAACACCATGGACATCATCATCGAGCGCAACGGCAGCCACTACAAAATCACCACCGAGACCTACCCGAACCCTTTCCACCTCGTTGACGCGACGTTCCCGAAGTTCGTGACCTACGCCAAGGTGGTCGAGGTCTACGAGAGCATCGGCGCCGGCTGGCTGAATATGGGCCGCGCGACTCGCACCGAGAAGGCGTGGGGATAGTCGATGACCACACACAACACGACGGAGGCCAGCATGAATATCAAGATCGAAGTCATCGCCAACAACGACGAATACCCGATCTTCGTCTATGACAGCAACCTCGGTGAGATGGGCGCCGTTCGCGATATTCAGGAAGCGTTCGAGGTCACCGATTGGACGCGCCGCGGAGACACCGTGCGAATCCACGTCATCTCCCAGGCCGGCTAACCCCACCGCCCCGGGCAACCGGGGCAAGGAGCATGATCATGAAAACCCCTAAGCGCGCACAGATCGAAAATCGACTCCGCGACCTGGGCCGCCACACACTTCACCGCGGCCCCAATCGCGGCCGGACGGTTTGGTATGTGCCCGCAGCTCAAGGGGGCATCGCCCATCGCTACACACTCACCAGTGGGATTGCGTGCATGGACTGGTGGTATACGCTCGACGAGGCGCATACGGCGCTCTTCGAGGACGAGGGCATCCGGGCGGACAACTACAACGGAGAGGTGCGCCCATGACCGTCAATCGCCATCGCAGGGTCGTTTCCGTCACCCTGCCTCCTGAGATTATTGAGGCAGTCGACCGCTGGCGCGACAGGCAGATCGCCAGACCGAGCCGGACGGCGTTTTTCGAGATTGCGCTGACCGAGTGGATCAAGGCGCTCGACCGTCGCGAGCGTCGGCGCAAGAAAAAATAGTTTGACCACGCCACCCGCGGCGTGCTAGCGTTCCCGAAGATGCACAACCCAAACACAACCTGATTCGTTCCCTGCTGGCCTGCCGGCGGTCCCGGAGTGCATCCCGTGGCCGCCGCAGGCCGGCGTTATTTGGAGGTCCCTGTGCGCCTGATTTGTTCATGGTGCAAGACACCCAAAGATGGCCGGGGACCGATACAACCTGGTGAGTGTATCAGCGATGGCATCTGCCGTCCCTGCGCCGCCAAAATGGAGGACAGCATGACCAAACCGAGGGCGCCCAGTAAGCCCACCATACCAGACGCCGACGAGCAGGCGACTCCCGCGCTGGCCAAGGACATCCGCACGCAATACGATGTCACGATGGAGAAGATCGCCGAGGTGTCCGACGACTACGCGGCGCTCGTGGCCGATACCCCTACCGGCTACCGCGAGGTCACCCTTGCCATTGCCGACTGCCGGACAAAGCGTGCTGCCGTCGAGAAGCGCCGCAAGGAGCTGAAAAAGGACGCTCTGGAGTACGGGCGGGCGGTGGATGGGGCGGCCAAGGAGTTGATCGGCGCCGTGAAGGCCATCGAGGAGCCCCTCAAAATTAAGAAGAAGGTGGTCGACGACGCGAAGGCCGCCAAGAAGCAGGCCGCCGCGGAGGCGAAGCTGCAGGCCGAGCGCGAGGCCGAGGAGAAGCGCCTGGAGGAGATTCGCGCCGAGCAGGAGGCCCGACTCGCCGCAGAGCGAGAGCAGATCGAAGCCGAGCGGCGGGAGTTGGAGGAGGCGAAGCGCGCGGCAGAGGTCCAGGCTGCCAAGGATGCCGAGGCCCGGCGCGTCGAGCAGGAGGCCGCAGAAGCGAAGCTGGCCGCGGAACGTGCCGCGATCGAGGAGGAGCGCCAGGCCGAAGAGGATCGCATCGCTGCCGAGCGTGCCGAGTTGGACGCGGAGCGTCGCGAGGTCGAGAAGGTCACCCGTGAGCAAGCCGAACGTGAGGCCGCCAAGGCAGAGGCCAAAGCGGCGGCCGAAGCAGAGGCCAAGCGCCAGGCCGAGATCGACGCCATGGCGCCCGACCTGGAGAAGCTGAGCGCCTGGGCAGAGTTGATCAGCGAGTTCGCCGATGAGATCCCGGATGTTGCCAGTGAGACGGCAAAGGCAATCGTCCGGGCTGCCACGGATGACCTCCTGGCCATCGCCGCTCGCGTGGGGGGTGGCAACTCATGAGCAGCCCCCTCACAACCCGCCTGAGCCAGGGCGGTATGCAGGCCGCGCGCGACTGTAAGAGAAAGTACATGTATCGCTATGGGCTCGGCCTCAGGCGGCGTGGTGAGGCGTCGCCGGCAATGAACTTCGGGAAGCTCTGGCACAAGGTGCTGGCTTGGTGTTTCCAAGCCGGTCCCCGGTGGCGCGATGGGATCAACTCCTTCATCGGCCAGCATGCCGGCTCCCCCGACGACGCCCACCGCGTCCACGCGATGATCAACGGGTACGCGGAGCGCTGGGACTTCGCCGACCACCTGATGACTCTACACGAGCAGGCGTTGGAGGTGCCCATCCGCAACCCGGCGACGGGTCGCAGCTCAAGGCGGTTCAATCAGTACGGCTTCGTCGATATGCTCGCCCTTCGTCGGGACGGGCGGATCTGGTTGTGGGAGCACAAAACCACCGCGTCCATCGACGGCTCCACCATCGAGAAGCTCTGGAGTGATAGCCAGATCACCGGGTACGTCGCCGCACTTCGGGACATGGGGATCGCGGTGGAGGGTGTGGTCTACGATCTCGCCGCGAAGCCGAAGCTTGAGCTGGGCAAGACTAGGCCGACGCACAAGTTGACTACCTTGGAGGGATTTGCCTACGTGACCGAGCAGAAAACACAGTGGGCCGAGTTCGGCGGGGCGCTGCGATGGAGGAAGGCGGACTATCCCGCGGCCACCCCCATCGACGAGACCACAGCCGACGTCGTCGCTCAAAAGCACCTCTACCAGCGCCTCGACGCCTGGCACATGGACACCCCCGGCGCCTACCACCGCGAAGAGGTCTACATCTCCGACCGACAGATCGCCGACTGGCGAGAGGACGTCTGGCAGGTCACTCAGGAGCTGCTCAGCTGTCGCCGGACGGGCTACTGGTACCGGAACACCGGCCGGTGCTGGGACTACTTCCGACCGTGTGAGTACTCTGCTCTGTGTGCCAACGGCGCTTCCGACGAGCTCATCAACGCGGAGTTTGAGCCCCGCGAATCACCCGCGAACCACAACCACAACCAACCTAAAACCGAGACATTCTAGGAGAAACCGAACCATGTACGCAGAGACGCTTTTCAAATGCCCGGCATGTGGTGCAGAAGAATGGGGCAGTACCTTTGATCTTGAGGCAAATGCAGGCATTCTTTGTCGGTGTGGCGCAGGCATGGAGCCTACCGGCAGCGAACGCTATGATGATGAATTTGCCGATTACTCGAACAACAGGGAATCCCAGAGAGGAGAGTGGTCAAGATGACCCTACCCAAAAAGAAAACCCCCATCGTCACCGACTCGGCGAAGTTCTCCGTCTGTGTCTACGGCGCGGGTGGACTCGGAAAATCGACCTTCGCGTCGAAGGCCGACGGCGCGTTGTTCCTGGCCACGGAGCCGGGCCTCAAGTCGCTGGAGGTGTACCAGGTCCCCGTCGAGAGTATCGACGATATGGACGCGGTTTACCTGGACATCCGAGCCGGCGGCCACGACTTCAAGCTGGTCGTCGTCGACACCGTCGACCGCGTTCATCACCTGTTCATCGACGCCGTCTGCAAGGAGCTGGGCATCACGTACCCGCGGGGCAAGATGGGCCTACAGGCGTGGGGCATGATCAACAATCGGTTCCGTAACTGGGTGATCAAGATGACTCAGCTCGAAGTGGGCGTGATGTTTATCTCGCATTGCTCCGTCGAGGAGTTGGAGAGTCGCACCGGGTCCACAACTTACACGAGCGTGGGCCTGCCCAAGACGAGCCGGAAGGTGTTCACCGAGGCGATGGACATCGTCCTTTTCGCCGAGCTGATCCAGGTCAAGACCGACGACGGCGTGGAGGAGCAGCGGATCCTTCGTTCGCAGCCGACCGTGAATTGCTACGCCAAGGACCGCACCGGCCGGCTGCCGGGCACCATCAACCTGAATTACGACGCCTTCGAGAAGGCGTTTAAAACCGCAACCAACCCAACCAAGAGAGGCAAGTAACCATGGACTTTCACCCCGACGAGCTCGAAGAGTACGACGACGATTATGCGAACGCCTCGGACGGTGACTACCCGATCGTCACCCCTGGGACGTATCAGGCCTGGGTCGAAGAGGCCTACATCGACGTCAACACCTACGACAACTGTCACCAACTCAACCTGCAGCTGAAGATCGTTTCTGGCGAGTTCGCTAACGCGACGCTGTTCGTCAAGCAGTCGTTCAACCCCGAGAAGGTCATCAACACCCCCAAGGGCAGCTGGGCGCCTATCACGTTCCTGAAGCAGACCGTGGCAAAGATGGGCCTGGACCCCGTGCCGACGACGGCGCGCGAGGTGGGCCAGTCGGTCGGTCAGATGCTCGACCGGATCTTGGAGGTCAAGGTCCAGGCGAACGAGTCGCGCCCCGAGTACCCGAAGGTGCAGGTCAAGCGCTTCGTGGCGATGTTGAACGACCCTCCGGAGCGGACGACGGCGAACGGTGACTTGGACAGGGCGGGGTTTTAGGATGGCCACCCCCACCATCTACACCGGCGAAGGGTGGGAGGTGCCATGAGCGGCGATCAGGGTGGCTTCTGGAATGCGCCCGCAAAGCCCCGCGGCGCCCTACTCCCGAGCGCAACCGTCGAGTGGTCTACTCCTTCGTGGCTGTTCCGTCAGCTTGACGCGGAGTTCCACTTCACCGTGGATGTCGCTGCCAACTCCGAGAACGCCCGGTGTGAGCGTTTCTACACGAAGGAGCAGGACGGCCTGGCGCAGTCGTGGAGAGGTGAGCAGGTTTGGTGCAACCCGCCTTACGGCCACCGGGAACTCACCGCGTTCGCCTCCAAGGCGTACCGTGAGACCAGGGACAACAGCTGCCACCTCGCGGTGTTGCTGGTCCCGGTGAAGTCCGATCAGGCGTGGTGGCATAACTTCGCGATGCTCGGGGAGATCCGCTTCATTCGTGGACGGGTGAGCTTCGGGGGCGCGGCGAACGCACCGATGCCCGTCTGCGTCCTGGTGGTGTCCAGGGGGTGGCCCCCGCGAATGGTGAGCCTTGCGCGACCGCAGACTACAATGGACGTCCTAGAGAAGGAATCCCATGAATAGAGACCCAACCGAACTCGCCCGCGTAGCCCCCCAGTCCGAGCTACTCGCCAGTGCCCTGGATGCCCTGGTGGTGGTGCTTGAACTGGTGGAGCAGCTCCCCGTCGAGGATATCGACGATGACCTCCGGGAGGCCGCCGCCCACGCCAGGGCGTGGTGGGGGCATCTGATGACCCGGACCTGTGAAGCCGAGCGCGACGTAGATCGTCGGGTCCGCGAGTACGCCGCTGGGGATAGCACCCTGGCGTTGCCCGTGGACTTCGGTCGCACGGGTCCGGGGCAGCGATGAGCACCCGGGAGCCGCGGCTGGGAGACGTATACCGCAACGCGCTGACCGGGTGCTACGTTGTGATCTACGGGCGCCCGGATGCGCGGGGTTGGCGGACGATGGCAATGCGGCCCACCAGGCGCGGGGGCGTTGAAATGCGCTACGGGCGATGGAAACGAGTACCGGACCACTGTGTCCGGGTGAAGGAATGTAGTTGATGTCCCTGGAGTTGTGTCCGATGACCCTGGGAGAGGCCCGAGCTTACGTTGACCAGAATCATCGCCATCACCCTGCACCTGTCGGCGGATTATTTGCTATCGGTGTATCCCAAAACGACCAAGTGGTAGGGGTCGCCATTGTTGGCCGACCAGTTGCGCGCGGGCTTCAAAATGGTTGGACAGCCGAGGTCACGCGACTTTGTACAGACGGATCACATAACGCCTGTTCAATACTGTACGCCGCCTGCTGGCGCGCAGCGCGGGCGATGGGTTATCGAAAGCTCGTGACATATATCCTCGACACCGAGCCAGGAACAAGCCTACGCGCTGCAGGGTGGCGATGTGTGGCTGAAGTAAAAGGCCGATCGTGGGATTGCAAATCGCGCCCGCGGGTCGATAAGCATCCGACCCAGGGGAAGCTGAGATGGGAAACGGAATGTTGACCCGGGCGGTGGTGGGTGGTAGGGTGTGGATGCTGTGACTGTCTCGGAACACAATGATAACGACGATACGCTTCCCCGTCTCCCCGTCAGGTGACCTTCCTTCCGGGATGAGTCGCAGCAGCCTGACGGGGCTCGGGGAGACGTTTGAGGTGACCAATGAAGACCACGAAAGAAGATCGTGACCTCGCACGCTTGCACCTTGATGACCCTGGCTTTCTACACCCGCCAGAGGCGGCCTTCGTGGAGGGACTTCTTGACGATGCTGACCGGCTCAGTGAGTGGGAAACCGAGGTTGAAAAGGCCGTCAAATCCAAGGAAATACTGACGATACACCGCCCTTGCTGTGCCTATTGCGAGTGGATCGGTGACCCGGTGTCCACCACGCAGGAGTCCCGCCAAGGTGGCGCCGAGCACGCCGCCGCATGCGAGCAGAATCCGCTGGTTCAGCGTGTCGTCGAGCTTGAACTGGAGGTCGGGTTGCTCTGCGCCGCTTGCCACGCGGTCATCGACGGCCGCGCGACCATGCGAAAACACGAGGATGGCGAAGGCGTGCTCTTCACGATGGACGACGAGTAGCCGTTGCCGAAGGACACACGAAACCGGGTCCAGTTGACCTTCACGGATGACGAATTGCGCAACATCGATCGGTTGTGCAAGTCGTACTCTCGCTGGCTTCCCCGGGGCACCTGTCTGCGGAATATGCTCTTGGATATGACTAAAAACATAGGTGCTTTTCAGGATGTGGGGTGTTCTGGGGTGTCGAGCATGACGGAGCATGACGGAGCACCCCACAACCCCCCACCCCTTGGGGATGCGGGCGCGGGCGAGCATTCTCCGGAGAAGAAAGAAGAGAAGACCAAGAAGAAGAAAGAGAAGAAAGGAACGCGGCTCGCGCCGCTTCCCGTCTCTGAAGACGTCATCGGCTATCTGAACGAACAGGCCGGCAGTAATCAGCGCCCCAACGCGGAGGCACACCGCGCGTTGATACAAGCCCGGCTCGACTCGGGCGCCACGGTCGACGACCTGAAAACCGTCATCCGGAAGAAGTGCGCCGAGTGGGCCGGGACCGGCCTCGCTGGCAATCTCAAGCCGTCCTGCCTGTTCAGGGCCTCCAACTTCGACGGCTACCTCGGCCAGCCGGAGAGCACCGGCCAGCGATCCATGTCCTACGGCCCGACCCCCCAACACATGCAGCAGGACTACACGCCGCAGAAGCGCGACGATGGGAACGATTTCTGATGCCAAAGCGATTCACGAACCCCCACACCGTCCCCAACCCGGATGACCCGCTGATCCGCAAGGTGCGCCGAGATTGCCAAGAACTGTTCGGCCATGACCCGCTGGGCGATGCAGTTGACTTTGACGGCTACCTAGCCGAACTCAAAGCCCAGTATTGCACCCCTGAGTATCAGGCCCGCGCCGCGGACTACCGCGCCGAGGAAGACAAGCGTATTGCCAACGAAGCGCGCATGTCCTACGAGCGCCAACTAGAGCGCCTCTCACCGTTCCACGTCGAAGCCGTGCAGATCGGCTGCGACAAGGATTTGAATCCGCGCACCACCACGGAGATCCAGCGCAAGGTGATGGAGAAATGGGACGGGGTCGAGTCCATGCTTCTGCTCGGTGTCACCGAGGTTGGCAAGACCTACACTGCCACGTGGTGCGCCATGCGGGCGGCTCGAAGGGGTGAATCAGTAGCGAGCACCACGGCCTTGCGGGTGGCAGGTATGAAGGGCGAGAAGCTGGAGCATGCCCAGCGGGCCGACGTGCTGATACTTGACCAGCTGCACACGTTGCAGGCC